CAACATATTTGTTGTCCCACTCGCAATACTCAAATCCATCTTCCTCAGCCTTACGATATTCACAGATGAAGGTATGAGGATCATACGCAGTGATTTGACGTACCTCAACTACTACCTTCTTCTTGTATGCTCGCCAGTTCTCCGAGCGTTCCTTAAAGCGTTGCATGTTGGCAATCTGCTTCTCAGTGAATTGTTTCTTAGGCTGTTCGATTTCTTGTTCTTCCATTTGTTCTCCTTTATAAAGTGGTAGGCCGGGAAGGATTTGAACCTTTCTACCTCTCGTTTAGAGACGAATGCTCATACCCAATGAGCTTCCGGCCCTTAGTGAAAACATTGTCTCATAATATGTGTTGTGTGTCAAGTTATTTCTTCATACAATTTGTGCAAAAATAGCTCCTACAACAAATGATGAAGAGAGCAAGCACAAGAACAGCCCAAGACGTTTTCCTTTCATTCTATTTCCTCCATTCTACTTTCACAGGGATCGTGATCTCTTCGCACACTGTAGGCCACTTAGATGGTGATAAAACTAACAACAGGTTAAGTAATCTACAACTACTCTCTGCTTTAGAGAATCACCACAAAACTTTCTTGACTGGCGAAACACTAGTAGAGAATATCTGTGTGGTTTGTGGAGAAAAGTTTTTTCTAACAGCAAGAAAATCACACAGGGGGCAGCTTTGCTGCTCCAGAAAGTGTGGATGGATAAAGGGATCAAATACAAAACGTAACAAAATAAAGGAGCAATCGGAAGGCAGATAGGTTCGAATCCTTCCCGGCCTACCACTTTATAAAGGAGAACAAATGGAAGAACAAGAAATCGAACAACCTAAGAAACAATTCACTGAGAAGCAGATTGCCAACATGCAACGCTTTAAGGAACGCTCGGAGGACTGGCGAGCATACAAGAAGAAGGTAGTAGTTGAGGTACGTCAAATCACTGCGTATGATCCTCATACTTTCATCTGCGAATATCGTAAAGCAGAGGAAGATGGTTTCGAGTATTGTGAGTGGGACAACAAATATGTTGCAACACAGATTGGTGCAGTGGTAACTTGTATGATGGTGAAGTATGCTCCACAAGAGCCTGAAGTTCCTAAGCAGGTTGATCCTGAAGTGGTTGAGATTCAGGAGAAGTTTGCGGAACAGGAGGGAGCTGCTGCCAAGGAATTTGCAGAACCTGTGAAGCGTGGTCGGAAGGCTAAGGTGTAACTTATAATTAGAAGGAGGGCTTTCGCCCTCTTTTCATTTGTAACACTCATAAGGAGGAATAATGACTCGAAAGAAAGCTCCTGCAGGGATGGAAGAGGATTTGGAAGCTGTGACGCCTACTCACCATCGAAATAGAACCAGAGCAACAAAAGAAGCTTCTGGAGAACAGCGAGTTGTGCGGGATAAGTTTGCAGAAGAGCGGCGTAGCGTAGCCCCACTTCGGCCTATGAATGATTTACAAGCCGAATACATTCGTTTGATCAACACTAAGCCGCTTGTCATCGCTACAGGATTCGCGGGCACGTCAAAGAGCTTCATCCCTACGGTGATGTCGTGCGACAAGTGGCGCTCTGGAGAGATTAACAAGATCTACTTGAGTCGTCCTGCTGTTAGTGAGAGTAAATCTGTAGGTTTTTTTAAAGGAAGCCATATTGAAAAGATGTCTATCTGGCTTCTGCCAATTCTCTCTACAATGTATGACCGTCTTGGTAAGGCTGTAGTCGATCTTGCCATTATGAATGGTGATATTGCCTTTATACCTCTTGAGACAATCAAGGGTATGTCCTTCGGAAAGAACACATTTGTTATTGTCGACGAGGCCGAAGACATCACTGTGAAAGAAGCAAAGTCCATCGTTACTCGTCAAGGTGGAGGCACAATGGTGTTGGCCGGGGATCTTGAGCAAGCAGCACTGAACGAAAAGAGTGGGCTGGCTTGGTTGAAGAAGATGGTGGAGAATACATTCCCGTCACGGACAGCGGGGAAGATACGCGTGAAGTCGTTGACGAAACGATCGAGCACGCGTGCGATGACGGCAACCCCTGCACGACGGATGCCTTCTATGGCGGCGAGTGTCACTTTGACGCCGTAACATGGCCGCTTGAATGCGGTAATGCGGGGCGTTGCTGGGTGGGGGTGTGTTGTGATAACGGACGTTGTTGGGACATGTCCGCCTCATCATGCGTGGCTGCATGTCCAGACGGCAAAGTGTGCGGTGGCCTTGGGACGTGTACCGCGTCGCCTTGAACGTCAGACCACGCCGGTCACGTTGGAAGCCCACGCAACCGTAAACCAGTCCGTCCCGTCAAACTCAAACGTAGCCCAGCTTGTTGCCGGAACATCCGCAATCACTGACAGGCTCTCGCGTCGAAAGCGGCTGTTATAACCTCCCCCGTAGGCGTTCTTCTGCATGAAGTGGATGCGAGCACCAGCCGGGGGAGCGGGAGACGTTGACTTGAGTGTGTAGAACCTGGACGCGGTAAGGCTCGCGCCAACGTACGTGTCTTTTTCAACCGTGATCGTCGCATCCGCATTCGTGAGTGTGCCGTAGGGTGTGCGTCGACAGAAGACCCCGCCCGTTCCGGACATCGTGATCTTATTGGTGAACGTCAACGCCTGCGCTTCCAAGTCGTCGAGATACGCACACCATTGATAGGTGAGATTCTCTTGCCAGTTGATTACCTGGGCGGGCGGGGGTTCTGCTACAACCCACCCGATATCTTTCTTGCCCTCGTTCGGCTCGACAAGAAGTGCGGCCCCGTCAGTGGCCCATCGGGGAAGTGTCGTCGGTTTCGTTGCCATGTTCGTCCGTCCTCGAAAAGTTAGCTATCGCTTGCGGCACTGGCGAGTCTACCCCCAACAATGGGGTTTGAGCTATCACCAAAACCGAGCCCTATTGACGCCGCATCACAAGTAACGGTTGCACCCGCGGCGTGCTCGTGTGTCGTCGTCACCCCATAGAATCGCGTCGCGTCCTTCGATGAATAGGTGACGGTCTCCTCGAACCCCGAAACCCCGTAATCAAGAACGAGTGATCCGCTATTCGGGAAGCCTTCCGTCGACTGCACGGGGAGGTAGATCCCCGAGTCCGCATCCACGAACAATAGAGTTGAGGTTGAAACCGCAAAGGTGAAGGTTTCGTAGGGCTCGGATTCGAGCCACTCCATAACCACACGCACGCCCGCGGCTTTTGCTTCAATGAGGAAGGGCAAGTAGATCGCCGCGTCCGCCGCCGTGGTGATCTCCATAATGCGCAAAGAGAGACCCGCGGGCGGCTGCGTTGTGATCTTCACGTCGAGCCCGAAGCAGCCGAAGAAGATCGCGATCAAGTCGTTGAACGTGCCTGAAGAAAGGTTCGTCCGCACGCGTGCGCGGACCCTCTTCCGGTACACGTCATCGTCGGCGGAGTTCCCCCGCGGCTCCCCCACAATCTTGCCCAACACGTCGAGCTGAAGTCCCGTGGCGGAGTCAATCCAACGCAAGGTGTACAACTGCCAAAGGGCGTCTTCGATGTTCTGCACCTGCCCGAGAAGTGTGGTGATAAGCGCGGTGAGTTTGGGCTTGTTCTTGAGCTGCTCTACCAGCCGCGCGAGGCCTGCTTCTACGTGATCGGTTCGTTGTGTAAGGGGCATGGTTCAAGGGCTTTGGTCGTGAAGGGTTACAGACACGCGGCTCGTGTCAAACACGGCCAAGTCACGAGCACCGCACACGATCGTCGTCGTCGCGCCGGGGGCGGGGGCGATCCCGATATACGGCAAGGGCACGTCGAGCACACCCGCGACTTGAAACGCACGCGAACCACACGCGCTCGCTGTCACGTCCTTCGCGACTGCGTACTGTACCGCGATGGCTTCCTTGACTTGCGCCTCTCCGTCCGTGGGGAATACCGCGGGATCCTTGTATACGTGCACAACAACATAGATCGGGATCTCATTCGGTCGCGAGAACTTGACCGTCTGCGGATAGCCCGCGTCATCCGTTACCGTTCCGCTCTCCGTTCCGTACGTCTCGATCCCGGCCGCAACGGACCCAAAGATCGCGTCAAGGATCTCTTGGTCTTCGCCTCCCTGGACAAGAACCTCGATTGCCTTCGGCGGGATGCCATCCCCGTCCGTGGTCATCGTCGTGTTTTGGAACACTCGACACGTCGTTACCGGGTTGTTCGTCCCATCCCCGACCTTTAGGACCTTGGCGCGGATCGCGTTCGATGCCGCGTTTGACGCACCCGCTAGCTCATCCTCGCGACGCAGCCGCAAGGCCGCGTCCGTCTCGACGTTTGATCCAACCGTCGCGTCGAGGAGGTTCGTTACTGACGACCAACCCGAGACGGGTGTCTCGATCGTACGCAAGGTGTCCGCGAGCGCGACGAACGGCCCCGTTGAGTTTGCTTCCGCGAGCACGTCAACAACACCCGTTCCCGCGCCGATCCAGCGCCAAGTCACGGTCCCATCAACGAAGGCCGAACCCGTCCCCGAGGGACCCGTCGCGCCCGTCGTTCCGGCGATCGTGCACTCGTAGACGTTCGTCGTGCGCGTGACCCGCTGCCCGACCGTGTACGCCGTCAACGTGACCCACGCCGAGACGGCGACAATCACACCGGCCGCCAACGTGAACCGAGTCCCCGTCGAGAGCACGGAAACCACGCGGCCCGCGGCAAGCGAGGTGCCCGGTGTGCCGGTGCATGTCGCCGTGCATGAGGTCTTCGTAGCCGGTAGGCGCGTGGTCCCTGTGATCGCGCAAAGAGAATCGAGCGCGGAGCCCGTCGTGCGATCGGGATCGAAGGCTGCGTCCAGCACTTGCGCGACTTCCCAAAGCTCCGCGAGCTGGCCCGAGAAGACGCCGTTGATCTGCCCGAAGACGCTCTTCGCATCCACGCGAACGGATTGCCCGAACGTCGCGCGCTCCCCGTCTTCAAGCTCCGTCTTAACGTCCGTCAATGTCTTCGGGATAAACCCGTTCAGCGTAAGACCAAAAGTCATGGGACAACCTCTTGCACGGCAATGACTCCGCCGTTCGCGGAGAAGTTTACAGAGAGTCGGCGATTCAGGGCGAACACGAGCTGCAACGTCTCGATCGACGTGATGCCGGGGGATTCCGCAATCGTAAGACGAAACCACTCGCGCACGGCGACAAGGTTCGGATTCTTCACGAGGATCTCCGTGAAGTACGGAAGCCCCTGCGATTCGTCAAGAAACCACTCGCCAAGGAAAAACCCCAAGGCAAACGTCACGCCTTGACCGATCGCGTCATTACCCTCGACAAGCAAGAGGTCATCCGTCTCGACGACGAGATCCCAGGTTTGCGGATCCAGCTTTAGGTCAATCACTTCTTCACCTCTACCACGCTCGAAGCGATGCCGGGGATGTTCGGAGGCGGAAGAACGGACACGCCCGCGACTGCCCCCGCGACCGGATGCGTGTGCGTCGTCAACCACGTCGCGATGTTGCTTAGAGCCGTTGCCGTTGCAGTCGCGAGCGCAACGGCATCAAGGTCAAGCGCGGCGTTTGATCCGATCTGCACCTTCGAGCCGTCAATGAATATCTGCAACCCGGCATCATCGCCGAGCGTCATCGCATCCGCGCTCGCGCTCGCGAGCGCATGCGCGTAGTCGCGCAACCCGAGCAAGGCGATCCCGTCTGTCAAGTGGAATCGCCGATCGTCGCGAGGGTCTACGATCCCGCCGTTCGCAAGCCACGTGTCGATCGAGGACTCCGCGAACACGAGCAACACCGTGTCGCCATCTTGGTCCCCGGCCTTGACGGGAAACGTGATTCGATAACCGCCCGCGCCGGGGAACATCACGGGGACATCCGTGACAACGGGGAGCTGCACCGTGATCGTCTCGTCGTCCTCATTCACGTAGGAGACTTGAACAAGGGGTTGAACGTCGACCTTCTGCTTCGCGGCGTCATACGCAAGCACGCGGCCGGGGATCGCCGTGTGAACGTCCGCAAGACGCTTCTCGACGCGGTAATCAACGACGTTTGCAAGGGTATAGTCGCGCGCTTTCATACGCCCCCCAAGGGTTCGCCTTCACAAGCGGTGTACCAATCGCCGCCCGCGGTGTCTCCCGAATGCGAGAGTTTGGTCACGCGCACTTCGCCCGTGTAACGAAGCGAGTTGAGTTTGACTCTTCCGCCCGGTTTGATCCGTCCGTCAAGCAAGCTCTTGAACTTCACGACCGGGCCTTTGTTCTTTTCGGCCGCGCCAAACTCGGGCGATCCGATCAAGCCCGACGACGGGGAGAGTTCGGGGATCATGCGGCCCGTATCTTCATTGTCGCGCAAG